CTACATCGGCACGCGTACCGTCACCTTGCGCGGCCGGGCATTGCCCTTGCCGGGCACCAGCACGGTCACCACGCAGGTATCGCCTTTCGGCTGCGCCGAAAGCAGTTCGCCACCGGTATCGGCCACCACCTGCGCCGCCGCGCTGCTGCAGTCGCCTGCAACCTGCACGACATTCCTGCTGGTGCCCGTCTCGACGGGACCCGGCAGGATCAGGCTGGCCGCAAGTGCGGTTATGAGAAGTGGCGAGGCCATGAACATACTTTCAGGTGCGGATCATTCTGATGCAAGCAATAAACGATCCACGCTGAATGGCAAATGAATGGCCGTCCATGTTTACCCCACCCTCTGGCGTGCCAAAATCCGCCCGTAGAGCGCCAGCATACCGCCGATCGTGCCGATGGCCGCGACGATCAGATCGGCAAGCTCCCCCTCGTCGCCCGCCGCCACATCGACACCAGCCGCATTGGCAAGCGAGGCGAGAATCGCGATCAGCGCGCCCCAGACGGTGCGCGACTGGTACCAGGCCTTCAGGTCGTCGTTCATCGATTTTCCTCTCATTCAAAGGGTGATCGTCGCACGGGCCGGCAGGCCGAGCGGCACTGCCCGACCAAGCTGGCGCACACGTATGGAAATCGTCGTCTGCGGCGCGCCGAAATCGGCAAGCTCCGATGTCGTGGAATAGGTGAAGGCGGACGCGGTCGTATTCACGCTCCGCAGCACCGTCTCGCCCACCAGGATGTCAAGGCGATAGGCCTCCGACGGTTCATCGAGCGGGATATCGGCCGCCGCCCAATTGTCCGAATCGAATCGGCCGCGCCGAACCCAGGAAAACCGCACCGCGCCATCCGTCCCGCGTTTCCCGCGAAGATGCACCGGCGAAAACGGCGTCAGTGCCCGCTCGCCGCCGGCAAAGGCAAACGGCCCCTCTTTTCCTTGCCCCGCCCCGACAGGCTCGACGATCCAGTTGGAAAGCCGGCCCATCTCCTCCACATCCAGACCGAGCGGCCGGACGGCATCGTCGAGCAAAACCACCTGCGCCCCGGCCGCATGACCGGCCATCATGGCGTCGTCCGTACCGTTCAGCGCCCGCAACAGGCCGGTCAGCCGCCAGCGCTCCGGCGCAATCTCGCTCGCCCCGGTAAAGCCGACGATCTCCCATGCCCCGTTCCCGCCCTTGACGGCAACACGGTTGGCGCCGTTCAGCACCGCAAGCGTCGATATCGAGGCGAGCCCGCCCGACATCATGTCGAGCACAATCGTCCTGCCGGGATCGAACCGGCCGACAACGCCAGCCGCGAGCGGCTCGACCAGCCAGCCGATGCGCGCCGGCCGCTCGAGCCGCGCGCGGGCGCGAAACCCCTCGCTTGTGAGGGAATTCGACACGACCATGGCGCGCCAAGGCCGCGCATAGGCGGCGACACGCGCAAAATCCAGGGCATCGCCGGACCCATAGATCGGCAGGTCGAGCAAGGCGATTTCCGGCGAAAAGGCATCGGCCGCGCCGGCACCGCGTGCCAGATTGCGCCGGCCGTCCGGCAGCACCGGTGCGGGATTTTCCCCCGCCGCAATCGCCCGCGCCTCCACCTCGCGCACCAGCCCGTCGGTGATGCCGGTGATCAGGAACCGCCCTTCGGGACCACCGGCCAGCCGCACAATATCGCCCGGCGTGACCTCGAGTGCCGTCGGCGGCAGGCGGAACGTCAATCGCTGCCGCCCCGCACGCTGGTCGCGCAGGGCCGTTTCGACGCTGGTTGCCGCAGCCCCCGGATGCAGCACCGCCGGAAGTGCCAGCCGCAACACCCGGTCATTGCCGCCGCCCATACGGCGCGAGCGGGCCGCGACACGCACATAGCCGCCCGCATCGTCGAAATGGTCGAGAATCGCCTCGCCGGCAAAGTCGCTCGCATGTCCGCGGCTCTCCTCGAACGGGGCCTCGTCCGGGCGCTCCGCAAGCACGTCGATTGCGACCGGCGGCAAGGCCGATCTCTGCCGGGAGCGGAAGACGAGCCTGCCATCCGCCTCCAGCGCGTCGATCTGGAAGGCCTCCATCAACGGCTCGATCAGGGTGCGCGCCGAGGTCTGCTCCGCCTGCACGAAACCCGGCAGATCGCCCGCGACGCCCGAGACGTCGAAATCCGAAAATCCGTGATCCTTCAGGATGGCGGCGATGACATCCGCGGTCGTTCCGGCCCCGAGCCGCGCATTAAGCCAGTGCCCGCGCTGCCAGTTGAGACCATCCGACCAGAGCGCGGTGTCCTCCGGAAAGGCCGGATAGGGCCGCGCATCCCAGGTCCAGAGGAAGATGTGGCCGGCATCGACCATGCCCTCTTCCGGTCCGCTTCCCTGCCACCAGCCGTGATGTGCATCGAGAAAACGCCGCTGCACCGCGTCGTTGCGCGCACCGCCAGAATGGTAGGGCAGCGCATTCTCCGAACTCTTGGGGTCGACGAAGACGTTCGGCTGATTCGGCCCCTTGTCGATGGCCGGGCAGCCAAGTTCGGTAAACCAGATCGGCTTCGAACGCGGCACCCAGGCTGTATGCGTCGGAAGTTCCGCACCGCCGACACCGCGCTCATAGTGATGGTTGCCCCACCAGTTTTCCAGGTCCTTGTAGCGGAAGACCCAGGGCTTTCCCGCCATGCCGTCGGTGATCGGCGAGCGAACCCGCGCACGACGCGCCGCGATGTCGGCATAATACCAGTCAAAACCCTCGCCCCGCGCGATCGCGTCGCGCATCGCCGCGGCGTCCTCCGAATGCCGGAAGCCATCCGGATTGCCCGAGAGCGTATCGCCGTCCTGCCAGTCGGACAGCGGCATGTAATTGTCGATGCCGATCGCGTCGATCGCCGGCGAGGCCCAGAGCGGATCGAGATGGAAGCGCACCTCGCCGCTGCCCGCCGGCTGGTAGCCAAAATACTCCGTCCAGTCCGCCGCATAGGTGAGCTTCGTCGTCGGCCCGAGGATCGCCCGGACATCCGCCGCCAGCGTCGTCAGCGCCTCGACGAAGGGAAATTGTCCCGCCCCATCGCGCAGCCAGGTCAGACCGCGCAGCTCCGATCCGACGATAAACCCATCGACGCCGCCGGCCGCCTGCGCCAGCAGCGCATAGTGCAGGATCAGCCGGCGAAATCCTTCGTCGCCAGTCGGCCCGTTGACCGTCTCGCCGGACACGGAAAAATCCCCCGCATCCGCGCTGCCGACAAAGGCTTCGACCTGCGTGCGCGCCGCGCTGGTGCCGTTTGCCGATGGCGGGTGGCAGGTGATGCGCCCGCGCCAGGGATAGGGCGCCTGTCGGGTTCCGCCATAGGGATCCGGAAGCGCATTGTCCGCCGGCACATCCATCATCAGGAAGGGATAGAGATAGACCTTGAGGCCGCGCGCCTTCAGGTCCTTGATCGCCGCGACGATGCTCGCATCGGACGGCGTGCCGCCATAGGCCAGCCCGCCACCGCTCCGGCTCACCAGCGTGGCGGCGCCGCGCGTCAGCCCAGAAACCCGCCACGGCCGGCTCTCGGCCGCGCGCGCCGCAATCTCGACGCCCGGCACGATCCGGCAGTGACTGGCGCGAAGGTCTGTTCCGAACCAGGAGACGACGAGCCCCACCCGTTCCAGGTTCGGGCACAGCGCCTGCAATTCGTCGATCGAGGCTTCCCAGTCGGTCGCCGCGGTCAGCGTGTTGCGGTTGATGTTGCGCCCCTTGCCTGCCCCGAGCTTCTCCGTGACGAGCTGCGGATCGTAGCCATGCTCGCTCGAGCCGGGAATGAGCGTGACCGCACGCACCTTGCCCTCCAGCGAGCCGACCGGCTTCAACACCTCGAACTGCATAACGGGCACGCGGTTGCCGAACGTATCGAGCGGCAGGCGTTCGAAAACCGCATAAGCAAGCCCGCGATAGGCCGGCACATTGCCCGCCCCCTGCTTCGCCTCGATCAGCGGATCAGGCAGTTGCGTGGCGGTCCCGCGATGCAGACGCATCTCGATCGACGTCAGGTCGAGTTCCCGGCCATCCGCCCAGACCCGGCGAATGCCGGCGATCGGCCCCTCGCAAATCCCCACCGCGAAGTTCGCGAAATACCGAAACGTCTCCACCCGCGGCCCGCTCGCCTTGCCGCCGGCCCGCTCGACCGTCACCTCTTCCTCGAAGCGTGTCGCCCAGATCAGCGTTCCGCCGACGCGGGCCGTGCCGTAGACGCGGCTCACCGCCGTGCCCTCTTCCGCACCCGGCACGCGCCCGTCGTTCAGCCGCGCGCCGGAAATCGTGGTGCCGCCGTTGATCAGCGCGCGGTCGACCATAGAGCCGGCCAGCGCGCCTGCCGCCCGCCCGAGAATGGCGCCGAACGGGCCAAAGACGCTGCCGAGCGCGGCGCCGGCCGCCTGGAAAAGAAGGGTCGCCATGGCTCAGAAAGGCTCCGGAAAACGGAAAACGCCGGCAATGCGCCGGCGCCAGGAGGGCACGAGCGGCGATTCGATGACCGCCGCCTGCTCGTAGGCATGGATGAAGCGTTCCTCGGGTGCGGCGATGCCGGCATGTTTGGCCGCCACGCCCGCCCGCCAGCGGAAAATCAGGAGATCGCCCGGCCGCAGCTGGGACGGCGGCAGCATCGCCCCGCAATGGCGCGTCGCGGCATCGAGCAGCCGTTCCTCGCCGGCCCGCTCCGCCCAGTCCACCGCATAGGGCGCCGGCACTTCGGGCTCGACGCCGTAAAGCTCCCGCCACACGCCACGGATCAGCCCCAGACAATCGCAGCCGACGCCCTTCAACGCGCCCTGATGACGATAGGGCGTACCCACGAACCCGCGTGCAACGGCAACGACGCGATCGGCAAAGACCTCATTCATAGAGCGGCCTCCCGTCATGCGTGGTCTCGCCATCGGCATAGCCATAGGTGAAGTCGCTGCCCGGCATATGCGGAAAGCCCCTGAAACTCAGCCCGTTGGCGAATTTCGTCCTGCAGGTCGAGAACCGCTTGTCGCACCCCGCCGTCACCAGCATCGTATCGCCGACGGCAACACCGGTCGGCACCGGCAGCCAGAAGGTCAATTCGTCCGCCCCACCCGCCTTGCGCTGGTCCTCGATATCCACCGTCAGCCCCTCCGCCGCGCCGCTCATGAAGAGCAGCACGCCATAACGGAAAAGCCGCTCGGCAAACGTGGAAAGTCCGCTGACGCGGATATGCATGTCGTCCAGCACCGCGCTCACCGTCGCAGTCGCGCGAAAATCCGGCGAGGCGATATTCACGCCGCACCTGCTGTCACCCAACACCGCGTCACAGCGATGCCCGTAAATCCGCCCGCGCACCTGGTCGAGCGCATGGGTCAACCGCCGCAATTCCGCGCGGAAAAGCCCGCCCTCGCGCCGCACTTCGCCAAGCTCCGCCGTGCGCAACAGCAACCGCTGCGACGGGTCCTGCCAGTTGACCGTATAGGCCTCGACCTTCGCCCCGTCATAGCGCCCCGCCGAAAGGTCCTCCATCCGGATCGCCTCGGCGGAAAAGCCGCCGGACACATCGCCGCCCTCGGCGGAAAGCCCGCCCTTGTCCTCGACCTCGCTTCCCTCGAAGCCGCTCGCCGCCAGATAATCCACCCCACCAAAGGAGAGATTGCGGTCGTGATCGGTAAAGCCCATCACCGCGCCATCGCGCCGCGTCACCTTCCAGGCGTGGCAGAGCGTCGTCACCCCGCCGTCGAGATGGGCCTGCAAACCGGCCGGTAAGGTCCTCATGGCTTGATCTCCACCAGCGGAATGGAAGGGATGCGCCCGGCATTGAACTGCGCCAGGTCGATATCGATCCGGTCCGTGTCGAAACGCACCGGCACGTCGAACTCGAAGCCTGCGCGGATGGTGCCCGAGGCAGGTATCTTGCCCGGCTTGAAGGTCACCGTTCCGAGCACCGGGTCCACCGTGAAATCCGCAAGCGGCACCGCACTCCCCGCGACGGAAACGACCACCGCTCCCACCGCCGGCTTTTCGATCACCCGCACGGTTTCGCCGCCCGCATCCGCATAGCGCTTCACCAGCTGAAATGTCGCCGTCACGCCGTTTCCGGTACCGATGACCTGGTCGCCGGCACCAATGGCGGCACCCGGCGCACAGGATTTGTGATCCACCGGGTCGCGAAAGCGGAACCCGTAAAACTGCCCCGCCCGCGCCTCGAAAAAGGCGAGCACGGCATAGAGATCCTCGACCGAGCGCACGCCGGAGCCGGCGTCATAGCGCCGCCGCGCATCCTGCCAGCACCGGTTGCGGTTTTCCCGTCCGTTGGAAAGGCTGACGATATCGGTTCGCCGCACCGGCCCACCGCTCGTACCGAGCGCCACGCGCAGCGGAAACCGCACCTCATGAAATCCTGCCGTCATGTCCGGTCCTCACAAGCTGCGCTGGCCGCGCCCAACGGCACGGGTCAGCATGGCGGCGATCTGGCCCTCGGACTTGCGGAAACTCGCCGCGTCCTGCGCCGTCACGTTGAAGACGATGCGTGGCCCGCTGCCGCCATCGGTCGCCGCCACGCCGAGCGCGCCGTCCGGCCCGCGCTGCAACGGCAGGATCGCTTCCGCCCCCGCCTCGCCCATCAATCCGACGCCACCGCCGCTGCCGAAATAGGTTGGTGCCGCGACCACGCCGCCCTTGGCGAAGGGCGTGACGCCGCTCCCGGAAAACAGCGAGAAACCACCTGTGGCACCAGGCAGGCCGCCGGCGGGAGAAAGGCCCGCCGCACCGCCGGAGAACATGGACGTGGCGCCGCCAAGCAACCCGGAAATGCCGGAGGTCAAAAGCCCCTGAAGCGGCTTCAGCCCGACCGAAAGCGCGATATCGCTCATGCGCAGCGCAAGACCGCGCAGCACACTATCCAGTCCTTTGCCATCCACCACCGCGCCCTTGAGCGCACTCGTCAGCGCGGCACCAAAGGAGCGCGACCGCAGGTCCAGATCGTCGAGGATCGTCGAAAGCTGTTCGGCATCCTGCAGTGTGCCGGAAAAAGGTTTGTCACCCGCATCCGCCATGGTTCACTCCTTGTCATCGGAAAACGTGTCATCGGGAAAGGCGCGCATCAGCGCGTCGAAGGCTTGGCGACCCGGCGCCACCGAAGACGGCCGGATGAGACCCAGCGCATAGCCAAGCTCGCGCGGCGTCAGCGCCCAGAAATCCTTTGCAGGAAGCCGCATGCGGCAGAGGCCGGCATGAAGCGCCGCTTCCCAGGGGAAGGCCGGCGCTTCGCCGCTCACGCCGGATGCGGCGGCGGAGGGTTTTGCGCATCCGCCTCGCCGCCCGCGCCGAATGTCGCTTCAAGCAAAGCGGCGGCGATCCGCGCAAAACCCGCCAGCCCGTCGGCCACCGCCATGCCGGCGACGTCCTCGTCGGTCAGCAGGTTGCCGCCGCCGCGCAGCCCCGCGCCGATGATGCGGATCAGGTCGTCAGCCTTCAGCCGGCCGATGGAAAACCGCTCGGCAAGCCCCGCCAGGCTGTCGACGGCAAAGGCCGTCTCCAGTTCGGCCAGCGCGCCGAGCGTCAGGCACAGCACCCGCCGCTCGCCATCGAGGATGCCCTCGATCTCGCCGCGGTGCCGGTTCGCCCGCGCGCCCATCACAGCGCCTCGAAGGCAAGCTGCCCGGCCGATTCCAGCGCGATCTCGAACACGACCTCGCCGTCATGGGCGCCGGAATATTCGAGGGCCGCAATCTGGAACGGCCCGGAGACCGTACCGAAATCCGGAATGACGAGCTGCCAGTCGACGATCGTGCCGGCGAAGAACAGCGAACGCACCAACGTATCGGAAGCCTGGTCCTTAAAAATCCCGGTGCCGCTCACCGCCGCGCGCTGCACGCCGGCGCCGCCCAGCAATTCCCGCCAGCGCCCCGCCGAATCGCCGTCCGTCACATCGACGAGCTGGGCATTGAACGACAGCCGCTTCGATCGCAGCCCCGCAACCGTCGTAAAACTCGCTCCATTGTCGACCTTGAGCAGCAGGTCACGCCCCTTCTGTGCCACCATGGCGAAATCCTTTCCGTGAGATTGAGGTTAGCTGTCCGGCTCCGTCACCGCCCGGAACCGCATGTCCGCCCGGTGGAAACGGGACTTCCCGTCGCGCCGGAGCTGGGTATCGCTATGAAAGAGCAGCACGAGGTGATGGCCGGAAAGCGTGAGCGCCGCATCGTGCAGCGCCATCCGCACCGCCGCGGCGATCGCCTGCACCTGCCTGTGTCCCGCCGCCTCGGACCAGGCCTCCAGCGTGACCGTATGCTCCTCGCCCGGTTCGCTCGCCGTCGAATGGTCCAGGCTGTCGATGCCGGCGATCACCACCAGCGGCGCGGCCGGTTCGGAAAGCCGGCGGTCTGTGATGCCGTTCACGCCGACGATCGCCGTCAACGCCGCGTCCCCCGAAAGCCGGGCAAAGATCGCCTTCTGCAGGGCGGAAGCCGCGCTCATGATTTGATCTCCTCGCAGTCGCAGAGCGCGTGGCGCCCCGCCTCGTCCGGATCGCGGAACGCGCGGATCACAAAAAGCCGTGCGCCCTTGCGCAGCCGCATGCCGCCGGCAAGGTCATCCCGCCAGCGCAGCCAGATTCGGTGCGTCACCGTCACCGGCAAAGCGCCCGCCGCCTCATCCGTCTTGGCAACGACCGGTTCGATGCACGCCCACAGCGACGCCAGCGCGGAAAAACTCCGCGTCACGCCGCCCTGTCCGTCCGGCACGTCGACCGGCCGCTCCAGCACAAGCCGCACCGAAAGCCGGCCGGGATCGATGATCCGCGCCATCAGAGCCTCCGCATGCAATGGGGTGCGATCAGACGGTCGTAACCCTGCGGCACCGCACCCGGCTGCTCGTCGAGGGCAAGCGCGCCGCGCAATTCGAACATCGCCGCGACATGCAGCAGCAGCGCGCGCTTCAACGTGTCCGGCACATCCGCGCCGCTCTCGCCGAAGCCCGCTGTGAAATCGATCTCGATCCCGTTGAGCGCCCGCATCGTCGTCGGCCGCTCGGGCAGGATCAGCCGGGTCGGCCGCGCTGCGCCATCCAGCAGGTATCCGGCCACGTCCGCCTCGACGGGCTCGCCGAGCGCATCGTAAACCGTCACCGTTTCAATGGTTTGCACCGGCCCCCTGGCAATCTGAATCACCTTGGTGTCGGGCCAGTCGTCGAGATAGAGCCGCAGCGGACGAACGATCAGGCAAAGCCCCGTCTGCCCTTCCAGGTGTTCACGCGCCGCGCGGATCAGCGCGGAAAGCAGCGCATCCTCATCATTCGTCTCAAGGCGCAAATGGGCCTTCGCCTCGGCAAGCGTGATCGGCTCCGCCAGCGGCGGCAACAGTTCGGCGATGGTCATGATCGTCCTGTCCGATGGAGAAAGGGATGCGGGCGCGGCCGGGAGGAAAACCGCGCCCGCGGCACCAGCGGCAGGGAGCGACCGCCGGTGCGATGAACATTGGTCGTGAAAGAACACCGAGCCACATCCGCCTTCGCCCCGCTTGCGGGGAGAAGGTCGCGGCAGCGGGATGAGGGGCATTCGCGCGGCACGGCCTACCTGTGAGATTGCCCCTCACCCCAACCCTCTCCCCGCAAGCGGGGAGAGGGAGACGCCAGGGCTCAGCTCGCCGCGAACTTCACCAGCTTGATCGCCTCAAAATTCTGCACCCCGCCGCCGACGCGCTTGGTCGTGTAGAACAGCACGTAGGGCTTGGCGGAATACGGGTCGCGCAGCACGCGCACGCCCGTGCGGTCGACGACGAGATAGCCGGAGCGGAAGTCGCCGAAGGCGATCGAAAAACTGTCCGCGGCGATATCCGGCATGTCCTCGGCTTCCGCGATGGCAAAGCCGAGCAGCGAGGCCGACTGGCCGACTGAAGCCGGCGGGCGCCACAGATAGTTGCCGTCCGCATCCTTGAACTTGCGGATCGCCCCTTGCGTCTTGCGGTTCATCACGAAGGTGCCGTTCTGCCGGTGCCCGGCCTTCAGCGCATAGATCGTATCGAACAGCGTGTCGGACGGGTTGCTCGCCTTGAAGGCACCGGCAGCACCGGTGGCGATGTAGCCGATATTGCCCCAGCTCCAGCTCGCCTCGGCAACATTGGTGTAGCTTAAGAAGCCCTTCGGCTTGTTGATGCCGTCGCCGGAGACGAAGGCGGTGCCCTCCTGCTCGCCGAAGACGATGTCGATCTCCGAGGCGATCCAGCTTTCCACATCCACCGCCGCATCGTCGAGCAGCGCCGGGGTCGCGGCCGGCATGGCGTAGAGTTCCATCGTCGGGAAGGAGAGTTCGGCAAGCTGCGCATTGCCGGTCTGCGGGCGTGCGGCGGTTTCCGCCACCCAGCCCGCCGCCATGCCGGTCGTGGCAAACGGCTTCTTCAGCACCGTGCCGGACACCTGGCGTACGGTCGCAAGCGCGCGGATCGGCGAGGCGGCGGACAGCCGGCGGCCAATTTCCGTGTCGGTTTCCGGCGGCACGAGATAACCGCCGTCGGCCGCAGAGCCCACCGACATGGCCTTGCCCTCCAGCGCCCGCAGGGCCCCGTCGTCGCCGCGCCGCATATAGGCGGAGAAGGCCGCCTTGTGTTCGGCAACCTCGAGACTGCCCTCGCCGCTGCCGCCGAGCGCCGGGCGCGCCTTCTTCAGCGCGAGCTGGTCGAGCACCCGCTTTTGCTCGTCCATCGCGCGGTTGATGCGGTCCACCTTGTCGCGCGTCACCACGTCGGCGGTCATCTTCTGCTCGATTTCGCCGAGCCGGCGCTCGTTCGTCTCCTTGAAGGCCTCGAAGGCCTCCATGAAGTCGTCGAAGGCAGCGGTCATGGTTTCCGGCACGGCCTTGATTTCCGGCGCGGTCTTCTGGATCTCCGTCATGCTTGTCGTCTCCGTTAGCGTTTCATCATCCGGGCTGCCCGGCGCATGGTGCGCACGAGCTCCGTTTCCCGGTCGCGGAACCACCGCGCATTCTTCACGTTCGACACCCGCGCCGAGGGCAGCATGGGAAAGGTGACGATCGAGATTTCCCAGAGATCGGCCTCCAGGATGCGGCGCACGCCGCTCGCCCGGTCGGTCTTCGAGCGCACCGTCTGGAAACCGATCGAAAGCCCGTCGAGCGCACCGGACTTCATGAGGTTCAGCACCTCGCGGGCCCGCGCCACGCCGGGCGACAACACGCCCTCGACATAGAGGCCGCGCGCATCCTCGCGGATCGCCCGCCAGCGCCCGATCGGCTCAGCCGGATCGTGCTGGAACAGCATGCGCACCCCGGCGGCGCCGCGCTTTTCCAGCGAGCGGACAAAGGCGCCGGGCGCGATCGCGTCCTTGCCGAGGTCCACCTCGCCGAACAGGCTGGCATAGCCGGAAAACACCCCGTCGCCCGAAACGCCGGACAGCGTCAGATCGGCATATTTCTTCGTCCGCCAGACCGGCAGGTCTTCGGTAATCATTGGTCTCTCCGATGATGTGAAAGGGGAGAATAGGCAGTAGCCAATAGGCCGTAGGCAGTAGGGAGTGACGAGTGGCGGCGAGCGGAAGCCATCCCCGCCCTCCGAATGCCTACTGCCTACTGCCTCATCTTCTCCGCCACCCGCGCCAGAACGCCGAGCCCCCACCAGGCCGAAAGGCTTGCCGCCGCCGAGCCGGTCAGCAGCACTTCCGCCGACCCGAGATAGCCGGCGATGCCGAGCCGCACCGCGATCCACAGCCCCACCGGGCCGCCGAAGACGAGGCCGCAGGCAAGGCCGGTAAAGAACCGGCTGGCCGCCTCGCGGCGGCTTTTCGGCAGGAGATAGATGAGGGAGACGGCGGCCCCTGCCGACGCTCCGAGCACACGGGCCGTCCACAGCCCGCCATCGTTTCCGAAGTCAGCCATTGTTAAGCCTTTCAGATTATTATGGAAATTCAGAATGCCCAGCCACAGGCATGCAAAACCGCCGCCTCGTGCAGAGCCGGGCGGCGGCAATCCGCGAGTCTTTAGAGTCGCTTGCGCCCTTTTGCTCAAAAACAGAATCGGCCTCTTCACAAACCGATTCCGAAGATCGGCAAGATGATTCAGCGAGGCCTCATAGAGCGCTGTTCTTTCAATCTTTTTTAACCCATCCCGCCTGAAGTCGCGGCCGTTGCGGACGATCTCGCAGCCCGGCGCTTGACGCATCCCCAGTGGTAAAAATAGGTGATGCAACCGTCATGATGACGGCCAGCAGTCCGCGGCCATCTGGCTCGGGCTGCGCCCATCAGTAACCGACGGCCTGCCGCTTCTCGTCGTCGCTGAGAAACGCCGCAGCCCCCACCCGCGCCCACAGTTCGGATCGTTCCGTCGAGAGCCCGCTCACCTGGTCGAGATCGGGCACCAGGCGCAGCGCCGTTTGCCCCTCTTCCGAAAACCAGGTCGCGAAGGACGCCGCCGTGCGGGTCACCAGCGGCAGCACGGTCAGCCGCCAGAAGGCCCGGTTGGCCTCCTGATAGTTGGCATAGGTCGCATCGCCCGGAATGCCGATCAGCATGGGCGGCACGCCGAAGGCGAGCGCGATGTCGCGCGCAGCACCATTCTTCGCCTCGACGAAATCCATTTCGCGGGGCGACAGCCCCATCGCCTTCCAGTCGAGCCCGCCTTCCAGCAGCATCGGCCGCCCGGCGCGCACTGCGCCGGAATAGCCCTCCTCCAGTTCCGCCTTCAGCCGGTCATACTGGTCAGGCGTCAGGTTGCCGCCCTCCTTCGGCTGGTAGACCAGCGCGCCGGAAGGCCGCGCCGAATTGTCGAGCAGCGCCTTGTTCCAGATCGCCGCCGCATTGGAGAGGTCGAGCGCCATCGAAGCGGCCTCGAGCGGCGCAAAGCCCAGCCGGTCGTCGAGCGGATGGAACAGCCGCAGATGCAGGACCGCCTGTCCTTCGCCCGCCCCGTCGCCGACACCATGCCGGCGCACATGGTGGCCGGTACGGTATTCATAGGCCTCCGGCCAGCCATCCCGCCCCTCGATGATCCGCACCCGGTCGGGCCGCAGAAGATGCAGTTCCCGCAGCTCCTCCCCCACCCGCACCCCTTCGACGAAAGCGTTGCCGGACAACAGGAGATGCCCGTACAGCGTCTCGAAAAAATCCATGCCCGCCATGCGCCCGTTCGGCCGGGCGAGAAGGGCCAGCCGAAAATCCTCCGGTCGCTCGGTCTCGCCCTCATAGGCGAGCCAGGGCACCGAACCGGCGGCTTCCGCAATCATGCGCACCGCCCGGTGCGCCACCGGGTTCCGCATGAACCCTTCGCGGGCAAGCGATGCATAGGCGCGGCTCGACCAGTGCGCCCGGCCCTCGGCGGTCAGCGTGAGCACGCCCGACGCCTTGGTTTCGGGCACGGCAGAAACCCCGGCGCGCCGCCAGGGCAGGAAAGATGAAAATCGCATGGGTGCATCCTGTTTCAGCCCACCGCCGCGTCAGGCGCCGGTGAGCGGGGAAAGATCAGGCCGTGATTGTTTGCAAAGCGCCGAAAACAGGCCTTCGCCCGTCATCCGCCCTCGGCCTCGCAGGTCCCGGCCATCGAGCCGAGCCCATCCGCGTGGAAGACGCCGCCGTGAAGGACGCCGGACACGGGCTCATTGCCAGCGTCCTTGAACTGCAGCTTGAAGATCCGGTATGGCGCGTCGTCCCATTGTCCCTTGGCTTCGCTCATCACGAGCGATCCCTCGACACAGCCCGAGCCCCGGCAGAAGGTTCCCTGCTTGGCCGTGAAATCCAGCCGCAGGTCCGCCGGCATGGTGTTCTGCTCGCAGTCGCGCGTGCAGTCATAGATGACCTGTGCACGGCAATTGAAGACCGCCGGCCCATCGGCCGCAGAGGCCGCGCCTGCTGCCAGCCCGGCGAGAACAAGAAGATAAGCGCGCATCGTCAATCCCCCGTCGTATAGCTTATGGCGCCGTAGTAGCTCTTGGCATAGCTGGCGACGAGATCCGCCCTTTCGAGCCCGTTTATGATGCGCCGCGCATTCCTCCACTCTTCCTTCGTAGCCGAAAAGTGACTGCTCAGTTTCTTGCCGGTGAAACTGCCGTTGATCATGCCCGTGAACATGATCGCAACGGCGGTCTGGATATCCATTGCCAGCGTCGGATTAGCAACAAGATCGATGCCAAGTGCCGTCGACATCTTCTCGTAGTTCGACTTGTGGGTCAGTTGCACCAATCCGCGCCCGAGCCAGCTTCGGCCCTTGCTGTCCTTATGCCAATAGGGTGTGGATACCCAGGGCAGCTTGCCCGCATTGAAGGCCTTGTCCAGAATGGCGATGGCCTTGTCGTCGGTGCTGGCGAAGGTTTCGCGCACGGCCTGCATGGTGCGGCCGGTTTCGTGATGCGCGGTGCCCAGCATATAGGCGAGCCAGCGGTCATCCGCGTCCGGCATTTCGCCCTCCCACCTGTCGAGGATTGCGGTCAGCCCGTCGACCTGGGATTGCTTCAGGCTTCCATCAAAAAGAACCGAACGCACCTGATTGAAGAAAAACGTCCTGTTGATACCCATTCCACCCTCCCTGGCCTGTTTCGGCCACGACACAGCCATCGGCGAGGCCTGATGGCGCGCCGGTTGGAGACTTCCTGAACTGCCTGCAGATGCCTGGAACGGCTGAAGCGGGTACCGCACTTCAGCATTCACGCAATCAACCACAGAATGCGCCAGAATGCATCCAGAAAATGCAAGCGGGTGTCGAATCCAACCCTCGGCTCGCCTCAAATCCCCCGCACCCGCGGTTCACCCTGCCGGTCGAGCACCAGCGCCGTCAGCGCCCAGACGAGCGCGTCGAGCCGGTCCGGCGAGCGACCGGCGGAGAGCCCGTCCGGACCGAAGTCGCACATCTGGTCTTCCAGCTCGGGAAAGGCGCCCGCATGCCCCACCCGCCCCTGCTCGTAGAGGGCCGCCACCGGCTCGGCGCGCAGGAATTTGCCGCGCGTCGCCCGCACCGTCGAAACCGGCAGGTTGGCGTCGACGCTTCTCAGCATCGCCGTCACCATGTCGCCGCCCTGGTTCACCTCGGCGACCACACGGTCGGCATCGAACCGCTTGAAGGCGCGCACCACAGCACTCGCCCAGCCCGCCGGGCTGGCGCCCGTCACCGAACAGTCGGCCAGAACCACGCCGCGCCCGCTTTCGTCCATGCCCGCCACGACGATGCCGCAGACCGAAGCCGCAGAAGCCGTCGCCGGCGGATCGACCGCCACGACGATGCGCGACAGCGGCCCCAGGCTTTTCAGACGGATCGCCTCCAGCCGCGCCCGGTTCCACAGCGCATCCTCGCGATCAGCAATCAGTTCGCCATCCAACTCCTGCCGGCCGAGCCGCGTGCCGCCGTAGCGGTCGGCCATGGCGGTCAGGAAGCCGGGCGACAGGTTTTTCGCATTGTCCGCCGTGCTGATGCGCCGCACCTGCGTGTGCGGATCGCCCGCCAGTGCCCGCAGCAGCGGCACCGGTCGCGGCGTCGTCGTCACCAGCACACGCGGATCGTCGCCCAGGCGCAGGCCGAATTGCAGCATGTCCCAGGTCTCCTGCGCATGTTTCCATTTGCCGACCTCGTCGCACCAGGCAAGATGGAATTGCGGTCCGCGCAGGCTTTCCGGGTCTTCCGACGAAAAGATCTGCCCGATCGATCCGTTCGGCCAGACCAGCCTCCGGCGCGATGCCTCGAAGTCCGGCCGCGACCGCCCGGCAATCCGGCAGATGCCGGAAACGCCGTCGATCATCACCTCACGCGCATCGCCAAGCGTTTCCGCCACCAGCGCGATGCGGCTGTCCGGCCGCGCCAGAGCCTGCGCATGCACCCATTCCGCCCCCGCCCGCGTCTTGCCGGAACCGCGCCCGCCCATCAGCAGCCACACCCGCCAGTCGCCGGGCGGCGGCACTTGCGCCAGCCGGCTTTGGAAGTGCCAGCGGTTCAGGCCGGAGCGGGTCGTCGGCAACACCCGCGCCACCGTTTCCCGCCGCTCGCCAGCCTCGTCGCCGCCAGCAATTGCCGATGCGCAGGCCCGAAACCCCTCTCTATCGATCGACGCTGAAGGTGTCTCAGGCGTTTCCACCACCCCCTTCTCCCCGCCTGCGGGGAGAAGGTCCCGGCAGGGGGATGAGGGTCCATCGCCGCCAGCAGGGCCAACACCCCTGCTGCCAAGCCCGGCCTCCAGCGCATCGGCTTTCTCTTGCAAATCCGTCCAGCCCCGCCGTTCACCGATCCCTGCGAATTCCGCAGCCGCTGTTGCAACAATCGCCTTGATCTTCTGCTCGAGCTGCTCGGCGGCCCGTCGCTGGTTACGGCCCGCTTTCCGCGCGGGCGGCAACTTCGCCGCCAGGCCCGTTTTCCCGCATCCAGTCTTGTTTGGCGGCATGCAACCGTTCCTTCACCCGTGCCTCGACCAGCCGCTCGAACTCGTCCGCCAGCGCCGCCGCATCCTCCGGCTCGCCGCGCGCGGCTTCCGCCTCGACGCGTTCGTTGATCAGCGTGCGCTGCAGGCTGTCGATCTTTTCCAACGTGCGCACGATGAGCGACACCGCCTCGATCGCCGCCTTGGCATCGGTCTGCGCAAGCTTGCGCGATGCATCGTCCTCGGCCGCGTCGGCATCCCGCTCGGCCAGCGCCTTCTGGCTCTGGAAGCGCTGGAACCGCTCGCGCAGCTCCTTCGTCATCTCCAGCAGCATCGCCTGCATGTCGAGGAACGGGTCGAGTGGCGCCTGCGCCTTGGTGTCGAGCACCGGCGCCGCACCGCCCGAAAACACGGCCCGCCGCCCCGCCAGCCCGTCATAAACCCCCGGCTCCGGCGCGACGCCGAAAAGCCCGATATCGATCGTCACCGCATCCAT